TTGGCGGGGTTTAATCGGTACCATCGTAGTATCAAGCGATACAACGTGGACACCTTCGACGACCCTGACGTGTATGTGAACGTCATGGAAGACAACGGCATCCGAGTAGGCTTTAGTCGGGAACTGGAATTGGCGATGGACATGTTTGTCGATCCCATCACGAAAGACTTACTGGTGGAGATGGGGGAACCTACCACGCTGGAAGGACTGTTGGTGCGGTCGTGCGAGCTGTTGATGATCGATTGGCATCCGGATGAAACCGATCTGAACTTCATGCGCATTCGTGGGTATGAGCGGATGGCTGGTGCGGTGTACAACGAGTTGCTGAAAGGCGTTCGTCGTTATCGGTCTCGGGGTGTGGGCAGTGCGGCTAAGATTGACATCAATCCGGAAGCGGTGTGGATGGCGATCAATCAAGACGCCAGTATCTCTCAGATCGAGGAATCCAACCCTATCCAGAACCTGAAGGAAAAGGAACTGGTTACCTACTTGGGGACCGGTGGACGTTCCACGCGCAGCATGGTCAAACACACTCGAGCCTTTCACGAAAGTGACATGGGTGTGATCTCCGAAGCCACGGTGGATTCTGGGGCCGTGGGGGTGAACGCGTACCTGAGTGCTAATCCACAATTTCAAAATCTGCGAGGCACCACCGACAAGTACGAAAAAGGTAAGACCGGCAGCAGCTCTATGATCAGCACCTCGGCCTTATTGGCACCGGCGGCCGACGTCGACGATCCAAAGCGTGTTAACCTTAGCACCTTCGCGAGGTAACTCGCGTCGAATAACTTCCCTAAAACGGGGAACCCTCTTAACAGAGACAATCCGTTGCGAAGTCCCTCACGAGGGATGCGCTCAACGGCCATCGAAAGCTGCGGCCCGCTGGTGGGTTCAGTGACATCCGTATAGAACCGGGTGGTCGCCTTAGGGCGATTAAAGCAAGTAGAGTACAGCCCAAGCGATTGGGGTTCAGGTCTGGGGTAATCACCCACTAATGCCTGATTAAATGGAAACGGGAAGCTTCCTGATACACTCAGGAAGATGAGATGGTCTGACCCTTACGGTAACGTAGGGCGGGTGCCTAAGCGCACCGGCTTCGAGTAGCGATCGAAGTGGACATAGTGTAATTTTATCTCAATTCAAAACACTCACGTGATCCCAGCGGAAGGGTATCGCCCGAGTCCTCTGCGCACTGGGTACGAACGGATGATCCCCCATCGAGTGGACGATCTGTTTGCGTACACGGCTAAACAAGACGGGGAGATCACTAAGAAGGACAAATACCACGTCACCGTGACCTACAAGGACGGGTCGGAAGTAAAGGTCGAACTAGGGCGCCGTTATGGCACAGTGCCTGGTACCACCATTCCACACGACGTCGTGTGCGATTTGAACGTTGGGGCGAAGGTAAAGGAAGGCGATGCCATCTCTTACAACGCTGGGTTCTTTGAAACCGATCCCTTGAATCCAAATCAGGTACTGATGCGAACAGGCATCATGGCCAAGACCGCGATTGTGGAACGGTCCCACACCTGGGAGGACGCCTCGGTGATCTCTGAGAAATTGGCGGAGAAACTGGGCACTAAGATAACGAAGATTAGGACGATCTTTGTGCGCTTCGATCAGACGATTCGAAACCTAGTGTCTCCTGGGACCAACGTCGATTTGGAAACTATCCTATGTACGATTGAGGACGCCGTTACTGCAAACAACGATTTGTTCGATGAAGAAAGTCTTGACAGCCTGCGTATGATGTCGTCTAACACGCCGAAAGCCAAAATCTCGGGCGCCGTGGAACGAGTGGAAGTTTTCTACCACGGCGATTACGAAGACATGTCTGAGTCTTTGTTGACCATTGCTAAAGTGGCCGATAAAGAACGCATCAAGCGACTGAAGGCTTTGGGTAAAACTCAAACGTCTGGACAAGTGGACGGCAACGTGCGGGTCGAAAAAGATCCGTTGGAGTTGGACAGCATGGCGATTCGAGTGTACATCACTCAGCGTCTTGGGGCAGGTGTAGGCGACAAAGGCGTTTTGGGTAATCAGATGAAGACGGTCTTCAGTAATGTGATGACCGGCGAAAACCAAACCGAGAGTGGGGTGGAGTTGGATGCGATGTTCAGTTATTTGTCGATAAGTAACCGTATCATTCTCAGTCCGGAAGTAATGGGTACTACTAACACACTTCTTCGAATTATGTCTAAGAAAGTGGCCGAACGCTATTTCTCCAAGAAGGGGCAATGATCAATGAGTAACACTGAAGAAATGAAAACGCGGGAATACGAGACCGCTGCGGTCTTGTCGAACGCGGTGCAGGCCGGGGCAAACGTCATCCGTCGAGTAGCGGGTAACGACATCGCGGATGGCTTTAACGGGGAGCAAATCAGCGGGGACGAACTCCACGCCACACTGACTGCTAAACTCAACAGCTACCTGAAGAACTCGACCGGAGGTCAGAAATGATTACCGAGAAAGCATTGATGGCGATCTCTCCCCTGGCTCGGCAACTTTCGGACGCCGGTCAGAACCTCTCAGCGGCAGCCGGAACTCCGCTTGGCGGATTGGTTGCAGCGAATCTGTCGGCAGCGGCGTACGCGCTGGCTGGGTCACCAGACTCACCCATTCCCACCGGGATGTTGTTGGACGATTCTAAACGCCGGGGACCGTCTGGGGACATCGAACACGACGAAGCCATGAAGGAACTGGTAGGACTGGCCTCTGAGGCAGTCTTGGGTAACTTCCACACTGCACGTAACGTGGTGATCCCTACGGTAAAATCGGTACACACCGCGTACACCGATGTTCTGCGCGGAATGGAAATTGACGCCAAGCAACCGGTCTCCATTATCCCCAACGTTTACCACGACGTCTGGAACAGCCCGCAACTTCAAGGGTTGGTTGATCGATTTGAGAACGTGGCCCTGAACGACGCGAAGGTAACGGTTTCTCTGCCAATGATCGACGGCGCCTCTTTGATGGAGATGCTGAAGACCGGGATCGATTCGTTTGATTCTCAGATAGAGGATTGGTTCGAGAACCAACCGGTCGATAAGCCGTTGGCCACGTACCGCAAAGTCTTCATTGACGGTGCTCCAGTGGGTCGTCAGACCAATGCCATACACATAACTCCAGTGGGCGAGTTGGATCGCAACGACCTGCTGTTGGTGTTCCTCATCGCCAGTAACTTCGAAGAGCATCTCCCTGAAGGGATTACGGTGGATCTAAGCAGTCTGCGGTTGGTGTTGGCGCGGGTGCGTGAGCAAGCGGGTCGAGCGATTGGCGCTGAGTTCAAACGTCGCGATCGGGATCGTCAGATTAAGAACCTGGTGTACCGAGTAGCAAAGTACGACTGGGAATACACCAACGACGGCCGCACTACAGTGATGGTCAACAACGACGTGTACAAAGCGTTCTTGGAAGAAGGTGGGTCTCCGGAAGCGATTTACGGAGCCGTTGTCTCGGGTGGGTCGACTGAGTACCACTCATTGGTGGAGAACAAAGACCTCAACGAACGGCGTTGGGCTAAGAGTGCGGCCATGCATGCGCAAAAGGTGGCGGCTCAAATTTACACCAGTCAGCGCGAAGCGGTTCGGGTGGCGATGACAAAGCACATCAACGCTCAAGCCGATGAAGACCTGCCCATGGGTAAAACGGAACTGCATCAGCGGGTGTTGACTGTCCTGGGGAAAATGAACCCAAAGGACTTCAGCGACGACCTGACCGCGGTTCGTTGGGTGGTGTGTGATGTGCTGTTTGCTCACACCAACGTGAAGATGGTCCTGGACGCTATGGACACCGCTGAGATTGAAAACCCAGACATGTCAGCGCGCGAATGCGCTTTGATGTCGGTGATCGATTTGGTTGCTCGGTGGATGGCGGCTCAAATTAACGTTAAATACGGTAAATGAGGTGAGACATGGCAATTAAGTTCAAGTATATATCATCGTCTTGAACTTAATTGCTGTGGAGATCTTCATGAAGAAAATCGTAGTTACTCTAGACTCGCCTCCTAAAAATCTTCTGGGCGGCGTAATTGGCGTTTACTTACTAAAACACCGGGCGTGTAAGCGTGTGTATGTTGGAAGTTCGTCCAATGTACACAAACGATTGATCAACCATGCTATCCGATTGAGAAAGCAGTGTCACGAGAATCCTTCGTTACAGGAAGCTTATCTCGACAGTCCTCACTTCGACGTGGTCGTGTATCCAGTGAGCGATAGGGAAAGTGCATATAAACTCGAGCAAGACATGCTGGACAAATTCGATCAGCATCGGGATATGTTGTTTAATAGGTCGATGGACGCTAAACGTCCAGGATTAGGGATAGTCCATTCCGATGAAGCCAAAAATCGGATTCGACAAGCACGTCTCGGAACCACGGCTCCAACTGAGGTTAGAGAAAAGCAACGTGCAAGTGCCCTGAGTCGATGGGAAAATAATGAATCGGAAAAGGTGCTCTTGAGGGATCATTTAAATAAACAACGTCTCGATCCGGAATTCGAGTCCAAAAGAAGGAAAGCGGTGGCTGAGTCCAACAACGTAGCAGTTATGGTTGGGGACGAACTGTTTGAATCTATTAACACTGTGATCAGTTCTTTTGGTGTCAGTCGCGGTACGGTTCGAAACAGATGCCTTAGTCAAACTAAGCGCTTTTTAGATTGGAGATATGTCTAAGGGGAGTTCATGTGAAATTAAGCGATTATATACGGGATGCTACTAAGGTCGGGTCAGCGTTGGTCGAGACCGATAGTGGTTCGGTGATAGCAAAGAAAGACGTTAAATTATATATTCCTACTCGATTTCGAGATAAAAATTTAGCAAGTATTTCGAATGAGACCTACGTACTGGGTATCTTCATGCTGACGGTGGAAGACCGCTACTACGCGGTCAACAACATCAACGCCATGATGCGCATTGAACCGTCCTCCGTAAACACCGTTGTCTTGAACGAGAAAGACCATTACGAGTTTGTCTTCGAAGCGGGTGACGTGGTCTTCGCGTCTACTCAATTGGTCAATAACGATAAGTTGCTTTACTACATCTTTGATGAGATCGTAGCGAAAGGTAACGTGCCGGTCTATTTGGACTACTTGGACTTAGGGCGCCTGTTCGATTCGGCTCCCAAACACGCTGGTGTGACCTTGGCCAGCACACCAACCATCTTGCACATGCTGTTGTCAGTGGTGGCCCGTGATCCGGATAACTTAAGTCAGTTCTTCCGTCAGGTCACTAACGGTAAAGACTTTGCAAGGGCGAAGTTTGTGCAGTTGCGCTCCAGTACACACGGGGCCAATAACACCACCGCTCGTTTATTGGGTTCTCACTTCTCGGACAACTTAACCAGTGCGTTGATCAATCCGGCCGACCGTGAGGAAAACATCGAACGCATTCTACGTATGTAAGGAACAGGTATTATGGCCGAACGTGTCATGTTCAATAACACGATCCTGAAAGGGATCAACAAAGGCGGCATTCTCAAGCCAGACGAGAACGGCTATTACGACATGGTACTGGGTGCGCTGGGCGTGATGAACAGCGCTGGGGAACAGTACGTCAACACTGCCACTGCACGTAGTACCTTCGAACAGAACGGTACCTTGATGCGCCGGATCAATCAAGGATTGCTGCGCGGGGAATACGGACATCCAGACCCAGCCGACAGCCCCAACTTCTTGGCGTTCGAATCCCGCGTGCGGAAGATCAAAGAAGACCGCATCTCACACCACATCTCAAAAGTGTGGTTGGAGGAGATTGAGTACAAGGGTAAGAAGGTACTGGGAATCTTGGGAAAGGTCAAACCGTGCGGGCCTCATGGGAAGGCATTGGAAGACTCCATCACCAACCCAGAAGAGAACGTGACTTTCTCGGGCCGGTACTATTCCAACGTCGGTAATGTCAGTGGCATTCGACAGCGTGAGATCCACACCGTGGCCACGTGGGACTTCGTCTCTGAGCCGGGCATTGAGTGTGCGAACAAGTACGCCTCGCCGTCGCTGGAGTCTATGGGTGACATGCTCATCGATGTTGAGCACATGCAGGCCGCGGTGGCTCACGAAGAAGCCAATCGCGAACTGGCGATGTCGATGGAGTCGTCTGGGATCACCGCTAAGGATCTGATGAAGGACTTGGGCTTCCAACCTAAGATGCGCAGCAACCACAGTTACATGGAGTGGTAACATGTCTCTTGAAGAAGAGGTTCTATCTCGGATTCCAGAGCGGCTACGCAAACACGTAGAAGTAATGACGACTGAAACCCTCGGTCAGGACATGGTGTATCACGTCAGCGACAACAAGCGATTGAAAGTCTTTCACCCAAACGTCTCAAATCGACAATTGGGCAGTGAGGATCGATCGATTCCACGCATCTCTACGTCTGAGTATTTGACTGGATGCATTGCTGGACACGACGCGACAGACTACATGTTCCAATGTTCTGATTTTGATGGACTCTTCAAGGTGTATGGGATTCCCTTTGAAATTGCGGTGAAGCCAAAGGCTGCTCTGGTGGCCGATGGTCCGCAAACGGGGGAACGGTGGTTGATTACTTATGACCAAAAAACCGAAGAGTACCCGGCCGTTGAAGTGGCTGAGTTCACTTACATCAAAGTCAGCTACGTGCGACAGAAGTCGACGATGGAGGCTGAGTTTCTATTGAAAGTCACTCATCCAGACGGACTGCGTCTTAGTAAGAAACAGCATCTAGGGATTGGGTTCTATCGCATCGTAGGTACCTCGCCGCGGGTCTACAAGAAACGCAGTTCGACGCGTGCGCCCATGGCGATCGATTCTGTAGAACCCCTAACTGCCGCCGAGTACCGAAAGGAAAAGTCGGAAAAGGGTGTTGTCTCCATGGAGACAAAGAGTCCGTGCAACTGGCTTACTTGGTGAGCCGGCATAGGGGAAGGGCAAGTGCCCTTCCCTTTTATGCCCTCTTTGCTGAATGCACAAACTTCTTGTGAAACTGGTCGGCGGTCAAGTAGTCCTCCGAACCGTTGTGGTGTCGTAAGAAATACCCACCTAAGACAGGCTGTTGTTTCTGAATGTATTTGGAGGAAGTTATCGCCGTGTAGGTAACTCCGTCGCGCTTCCCAGTTAGGCGTGCTCCGCCGTTGGGTAACGAGGTCATGGTGTCGATGCGAAGGGCCTCCACGGGGCGCTCAGGGTGTGTCATAAACCGTCTCCTATCGTTAGGTCGTTGTTTCTATTATTGTTAACGTTAATTCGTCTATACGATGACAAAGTTAGGAGAACCCAATGAGCGAGAATCATGTGAAAGACGATTACAGTTATCTAAAAATAGATCTTACTAGGCCCGTGTTATTTCTGGATTTGTGTGGGGTGTTAAACAATTGCCTGAGCAGTACTTTCTCATGGTATCCAGATAAGGTAGAACGCCGCTGGTTACGACATGACCACGTGGAAGGCCATAAGGCTGACTTGCTGTTTGCGTTGCTGAAGCATCGGAATGTGCAAGTGATCATGGTGTCGTCTTGGGTCTCGGCCCATCTGAGACACGACGCCAAAGGCATTGATGAACTTCGAACGTTCTTTGGGTACGAGGACATCATGGGTAGTGTCTCCACCGGTGGAGGTCCTGAACGTGGTCGGAGTGTGTTGGCTTGCGTCGAATGGCACGGTCTTCACCGTTGGGGTGTACTCGACGATTCCGAACAGATGTACGATCTGGCAGCGTTGGGTCTCGGGCGGCTGTTCTCACCGCATGGTCGCTACGGATTGACCGACCAACTTCTAGAGCGCCTCGACACCGAGGCCTTCTTAGAGGACCCTGAGGAGGCGTTTGTACCACCCACGACTCGTTAGTCATCTGAGATGTGATCGTTCGATGTGGTACGCCTGAGGGCGTTCTACAGGTCACTCCAGATTATTTCAACGATATATCATCGAGGTGCCTTAGACATACCGCCTTAAGTTGCGTAATTCGTAACAGGCGAGGTAGCTTGTATGTCAACAGCGCAACACGCGTGTACACCGTAAATCACCAACACGAATTAAGGATATCCTTTTATGTCTGAGATTAAACCCTACGTCACCGCTCTTGCGACTGAACTAAAAGCCGGCTTGAAACTGGGAGAAGGCGGCGTCATCAACGCAGATAAAGATCTGTATGAGAAGACCCTTCCCGACGATCTGGACATGGAGACTGTAAAGAAAGTTTACGGTCACACCGAAGATCTGGTTGCGAGTCTGACGCTGGCGACTGCACAGATTGGCGAAGAAGCCATGAAGAAGAATAAGAAGCTGGACTCGGTTTCTTCTGAACTGAAGATAGGTAAGCATGTTGAAATCAACGTGGGTTACCTGCGCAGTCAGAACCAGACCATCCGCAACATGCAAAACCCAACTGAAGCACCGCGCGAAGTGACCAAGTACGGCGTCAGCACTGCCCGTATCAAAACTTTCGGTCAGAAGAACCGAGGCGAACTGAAGAAAGTTCGTGCGCACAACGCCGCCGTTGGCGAAAAGCTCTTCAAGTAAATACACTTGAAGTTCAATGTGAGGAGGGGCTAAGGCTCCTCCTTATCTTTTTTTTTGTTTTGGATGCGCCGTTGTCGATGAATCTTATGAAACGACAGGTCGGGATCGCCCGACGATCATACGCGGCGAAGGTACATTGACACTTCGTCTGGAGGCATACCCATGATTAATCCACGCATCAAGTTGTTGCTTGATCCCCACTTCATTCGGTTCGCAGCCGATAGTTATCAGTGGGCGTTAGATGCCGATGAAGAATGTCGGGCGTTGTCTACGAGTAAACAAAAGGAGGTCAACGTCTACCGGCGCGGGGTCAGTTACGAACAAACCGCGACCGATTTGATCAACGCGGAATTCAAAGACGTGTGCAGCGGTGCCGGATTGGGGTCCATTGACCTGGATGACGCCAAGCGGTCGTGGCGCATTGTCAATCGTCGGCAATCGGAAGACCCTCTTGGGTTAGCGTACGTGTGGTTCATAACCCGCATTTCCTTGTACGTGCCGGATCGTAAAGGCCACACCCACCACAAGTTAGATGCTAAGTTAACCCGAAACGAGATTGTATCGTCTCTGTTTCGTCAGTTTCTGAACTGGGCAGAAGCAAGTAATCAATTAGGAATGTTAAGTCCCACTCCTGAAAACCCGGCGTTTATCGACGAGATTGAAGGTCTGTTCGTAGCGACGATCGACGTGTTGACTGAGAGTAACCCATACGTCCAACAGATCTTTAAAGGCACCCCCATGGCTGAGGCGATGACCCCGACCGTACTTGCCAGTGAATCTATCGAAACCGAAACCAATCCGATAATAGTCGGACAAACTAAGGCTAACTGAGGACACGCAGGGCCACCAACGACGAAGGATCTCTGATGAAAATACTAGATGCGTTGGGGAACGTATTGGAAGAGAAAGTGTCCGTTGTGAAAGTTGACATCGTACTAGGTATTCAGTTTGTCAATGAGGTTATACAGAACTGCGGTCTTGACTCACTGATACTCAGGTACAAACAAGATTACAACGTTGAAATTTACGACCACGACTTTGACCGCGCAGAACACATACAGCATCTACATCAATTGCACGTCTTCGATCACGAAAACAACATGACCCTACCGATCAATTATAATCGCGACACCTTGTCGGTGATCTATGAGTGGGTTGGCCGCCATCGGACGATATTTTCATCGACACATCGAGTAGACGCCCATCAGCTCTTTATCTTACTGTGTCACAGCTATTCGTGCAAAAGCATATTGGAGATGAATCGAAGCGATTGCGACTTTCTGTTTAACTATATCTACCTGCGAGATTTCATAGACCACACCAATCTAATTTAGTGGAGTACTCTATGAGTCACGTGATCTACACAGTGCAGATGAACAACGTGCGGGTGGCACATGCGGAAGAGATTCCGGTCGTTGACATCACCGTCAAGTCGGGCAGTAAAGTCTTTGCTCCGACTTGGGAGATGGTCATGGCCCTGAAAAGCGGCGAGATCGGTGAGGACGTGTATACTGCTTACTACGACCAGATGATGAAGATGAGTCAGTCCAACGCGCCAGCCGCATGGGGGGCGGTACTCGCCATGGATAAGGTGGCTCTGGTTTGCTACTGTAAGCCCGGGGTGTTCTGTCATCGACACTTACTTAAAGAAAAACTTACCAGTCTCCATCATCAATTAGGAAATGAAATCCTAGATGGGGGTGAACTCTTACCTTAAAGGACAAACTCATGTTACGTTCCAATCTCTTTACCGAAACCGATCAGGGCGACGACGTGCGGACATTAAGTATTGAACAGATCTCTGAGGCTGTCCACGAAGCCAACCGCGCCTACTGTTTGGGTCAAGGTGACCATAGTCAGCCGGTCTGGTCTGAGGGCGGTGAGGACGTTCAGAAGGGCACTGTCGATGGTGTGATCTTTCACCTAGACAATCCAGATGCGGCGGCAGGTGCTTCACACGAAAATTGGATGAAGTATAAGACAGACGAAGGTTGGGTGTATGGCGAGACTAAGTCGGAAGCCGACAAGACACATCCCTCACTAGTGGCGTTCAATGACCTGCCTGAAAAGGAAAAGGTCAAAGACTACTTGTTCGAGTGCTTGGTTCGAAAATTGAGTAGCTTTTAGTGGCATCGACATAAGGGAGAGGCCTGAGCCTCTCCTTTTATTTTTTGCCTTTCGAATAAAAATGGGGGGGTGGAAACAAAGAAAGGACTTCGGTCTCTTCCTACCTAGGCCGAATAAAGGAGGACCCGAAGGTCCTCCCTCATTGACGGTCTTAGCCTTCCTCACCAATGCCGCTTTGTGAAGCAGCCTTGAGGTCTTCAGCGTAACCACTTTCGGCCGCACGGATGTCCTCATCGATCTGATTGACAAACGCCGGACGCTGCATTGGGCCTGCGTTGACGTAGTTCAGTTCGTCGAGGATTGACTGTGCGAAACGACGGGTACCTTGGCTCACAACCGGCATCCCACGATACTCAATAGAGAGTTCGGGGACTTCCGCACCAGTGGTTGGGTCCATTTGGGACTCAAGTACACCGGAGGTTGTTGGGAACATGTTGGTCACCAGCCACGCTTCTACTACGTGACGACGCAGAGGATCTGGTTCGATGTACAGCATGGTGAAGCTGTAGATGTCGGCCAGTTGGTCTGTGGGTGGGTTATCCAGAGTCATGATCGCAGGCTGCTTGGTGATCGGCTCTGCAATCAAGTTCCGGATGTACGCTTGCCAGAAGTTGTGAATCGGACGACCGTAACGCTCATCCCACACGTGCGTTGGCTGAGACATCTCTTCCGTGACGTTGGTTGGGTCGGACTGCATGTGACCCGCACCACCCACTGGACGCTCAGACGCTTCCACGGTGATTCCCGTACGAAGACCGGTGATATTCTTCGATTGGTTTTCCATCAGGCTTTTCAGAACCGCAACCCACTTCTGTGGATTAGGTAGGTTCTGGAAGCCCCGAGGGGCCTCAACCAGAATGGGAATCAAGTTGCGGGGGGTGTAACCCGTATTGGACGGGTAAGCCGCAAAATCTGGCTGATAACCGTACTGACCCCCAAGCGACAGATCAATCTGAGGCGACTGTCCGTCACGCCCCCGATTGTACGCCTGCGCATCGATCAGGGTACCCTTGAGTCTTGACATAATTCAATACTCCGTAAGCGATGGATTAACCGGCGAAGTCGCTGCGGCGACGTGCGACGATGGTGTATGTGCCGACGGTCATCATGTTGTTCAGATACAACTCGATGTCGCAGCTCCAGGAGTAGCCCAGCGCTTGATCGAAGTCGGTGAAATAGGTGTTAGGCACCACAATCACACGGTCGTCGAACCGGCCTTGAGTCTTCTCAGAAATCAGCGTGTTGCTGCGCTCGATGAACTGACCACGAGTCAACTTGCTGGTTCCGGTGAGTTCCCGCCATGAGCGTTCAGCCACCTTTTCGATTTCTACGATAATCATCGCATTGATCGCGGAGTTCAACACAGACGTGGAATCGTCGTATACGGTCTGAACTGCTGGGAAGAACAGCGACCGACGGTCAAAGTTCTGTACCCACACCAAACCGGAATCCCAGTCTTTGTCGTAAACGTTCTGCGGCTTGTACGTGCAGTTGACGTCTTTGAACATGTTGATCTGGTTGTACGGCGCGGTGTCGAAACCACGGTCGCGAGACCAGATACCGTTACCAGCACCCATGAAGCGAGACATCTTATCCGCCAGCTCAATGGTCAGAGGCATGAGACTTTTGTACTGACTGTTAAGCAAGTGACCGGAATGTCCTACGACCAGTGCCCGACACACAGGTGTGCCAAAGACTTCAGACTCTGGATACAACCGAGCCGAAGCACGGAGTGCAATCGCAACGGACGATTCTTCTTCGGCGGTGTTCTGCCGGAAGCCTGGGCTGGTGACGTCCTGTGTTGACAGAACAATCATCATGTCCTTACGGCGCCCGATCGGCGTCAGTAGCTTCTTCTTTGTCTCCAACGTGAAGCCGGTGTCGTAGATGATGGACTGCGGCCACATGGCGCTGTCCATGAAACTGTATTCCAGATCCCCGTAATTGGCGGCCTGGTTTGCAACCAAAGCGTCGAACGTTACGTTATCGATGGTGCCGTCGCTACCACCGTTGGCGTAATGATTGCTGTTCGGAGTCAGTTCAATGCCACCTTCCGATTTGCCTAGTACCTGGATGGTGTGGTAGTGAGCACCGGAAACGGACTTACCACCAACCAAGTTAACCAAATGACGTCCTTCTTCTACGTCGGTTGGCCAATCTGGTTGGAACGCTTGCTCGCCTGCGTAAACCATATCCAATACAGTTTGCAGGTTGTCGTGATACACGTGCAGATCGTTGAACGGTCCGAATTGCTTCGGCTGAATGTCCAGATCCCGATAGGCATCCAACAGCACTTGTTCAATAAACAATTCGCTGTCGACACGCGTGTTGATCGCGCCTTCTTTGAACGAGAACTCGATGCTCTGAGAACCGGCCACGGTTTCGATCACGTTGGGCTGTGTTTTACTGTCCGGACGCTGAATCATCTGAATGCGATACAAGAACGTGTTCTGATCGTAGATGACTTCTTCGCTTGCCGGGCTGCTGGCCGAGGCCGTGGTCGGTGCCCAAAGGCGAATGCCCTTCAGGTTACCATGAGAACCGAAGTCTGAAACTTGCAGATCAACGATCGGGTAAATGGTAGATTGTTGATCCGCCGCGCCGGTCATTGACCCCGCCATACTGGCACCGCCACCGATGGCGCCATCCGGAACCTCACGCAGTACCCAGCGCATCTTGTGACCCGGAGTGGTATCAGCAGTCGCTATCGGTTCTCCAGATTGATCAAGAGATAGGCTGTCATCGCTTTCCCGCTCATAAACAGGAAGTTCGTCGGCCACTACTTCCAGGCCCAGGGCCAGGGTTGCAGGTGCCTTAGCGTCATCGGGCTTGAGTCGTTGAACAACCATCGCGTTGCCGTTGCCGTTAACCACGTTCGCCAGAACGGTTTGGTGGTTGGCATACTTGCTGCGAAGGTCAAATGACTTAGCGCCGAACATCCGAGTGGCAGAACCACCAGATACTAATTGTGGCTCAAGTGGTCCCTTTTCTGTAAACAGAAAAATGTGTGGAAGGTGTGTTGGGATCTGTTCCGGAACGACCGGTAAGGTCCCTCCAGACTCGTCCTTAACCCCCTGGAGAATCGCCTTGGGGGCGGCATTCAGAATGGTGCTCATTCGAGCCTCCTTTTAACTAACCATGGTCAGAGTCAAATTCTATGATCGATGCCGTCGCATCTTCATAGAATTACAGACGCATTTGACCGGAATGTGAAATTTAACAGGTCATACAAACACACATCGGAGTGTAGATATGTTTCTCTCGCCTTATGAAACCACCGTTTGCCGCAACCACCGCATGGACGATATCCGTCTGGAACTCGTGCACATGTTCCTGGAGGGCGAACTGCGCCCCGATCAAGGACGTGTCTGGTTGGTCGGGGATGAAGCCACACAATTGAAGCCGTTTGCTCACCCCGTGATCTTGGATCACCCTCACGAACGAGGACAACTCATTATCGTGGGCGACGCCCGATCTTCCAGTCGCGTGAATCGAGAAACCAGTGAATTGCGTGGTGGCTCGGATTTTGAATACCTGAAGCTTCGTTGTCGTTTAATGGACTTGGCTTGGGTCGATGGTCGTGAGACCGATCTACTGAATGCCGGAGACTTTCAAGTCCGCGTATTTGCACGACTGATGTCTGAGAACCTGGGTCGCCGAATGAACCTGTCGATGGACACTCAGGTACGTGTCCAAGTCATCAGTGCTCACTATTACATCGGCTTGTTTTACGACGAGGTTCCGGAGGATGAAGAGTACGTACTAAAAATATCGAAACGGATCAGTCGTTCGGTGGGCGTACCTGTACCCGATGTTCTGTCGATCATTGAAGAGGTGCCACAAATGAAGTCCACTGGGGACTTTACCACGGTACTTTCTGAACATGGCAACAGCGTTCGGTTGGAAAAACTCAAGCCAGGATTCTTGTACACTATGTTGGGTGGAATTTGGTTCGGTGCCAACAACGTCGAAAACGTCGCGGTGGCGTTGGAACACCCTCCGACCTTCTGTGCTATGTTGCAATTGGTCTTGAGCGATCGCAGTTATCGCAAAAGCATTCTAGGTCAACTCATTCAACGCATCGACCGGCGCGGCGAACTGGGTGAGACCTTTTCATACCATCTGCAAAGGATGGTTTCCGTATCTTAACCGATGTAGGAACGTGGTATGTTAGATTATCTTGTTAAACACGCAGTGGACAACGTCTGGTGCTCGCCAGAACAGGACCGTCAAGTCATCATTCAACCGAAGAGATTGAGTCGACGGTTGGGCGCTTTGAGTCATCAGACGGTCATGTGGGAACGCGTTCTCCTGCCAACGAAAACCGATTACTACCACGTCTTCCAAATCGGTCACGTTTACCCTAAGCTCTTAGGTCTCATGCCGGTAACGGATGCGTGGATGAGACTGTCCGACGTCATTAACACCACCACCTTGATGGCCGAAGTGTACTTCAGTGACGGGTTGGTGATACCACGTCGCGAGTGTTGGTTTCGCTACGACCGCCATAAAAACTTGATCCTGGCAATTGAAGACAGTCGGCTGTTTCCTCAATTGCGAGACGCCATCATTTACCTGCGGGTGTACTCCAACGCGTTTTTTGAATCGGGACGTGCCAACGCTACTGAGAACGGGACCTATGTGGAAGGTCTGACGGTGGCTACTGAGCAAGATGTGTTGGGGCTCCAACAGAAATACCACCAGTCTCTGGAAAAAGTTGGAGAAACTTACGCCTATCACAACGGTTGGTTGGTCAATGACCTGCGACCCAGTCGAGTGTCTCCTGGCGACGTGATCGAATACGTTTACGACAGTTCGGTTTATCGAGTGGTGGACTTCGCTGTAAAGGATTTGGAGACGTACGAAAGTACCCTCGACAGTAAACGTAAGTATCTGTTAAATTACCCTGAGTTTAACAACGCCACCATAGATTTCGAAGACGACATTGATTTCTATCTGTTCAAGCGAGAAGACGACGGGCGGATGCGGGGGGTATACTACCATCGCAACCGTAAAGACGCCATCCGGATGTTGTCGCACAAGGATTACGGCGTACCGGTGGCCTACGTTGAAGCGTTTCAAGAGTCGCACAACGACCACTGGCTGGACATGAACGACTTGACGCTCCGATTGTACGTACGTAGGGCCGGGTTTAAGCGACCTTTGGTGCAAGAGCACCATCGCCTCTTTGAACTATATCGCCTACCGCCAGAGGACGTTAGAAACGCCATGGTGGGCATTGATTCGTTGGTGGACGTGTGGAAAGCGGACAACCTGGAGAACAGTCCGTACGTCAAGTTGATGCGGGCCCCTAATAACGCCATCGATCCGTTGTTGGTGCAGCAAGCGTACGGCTACAACGCGGTGTCTCGTCTGGTGGGCGATACGCCCCAACGGGTACGCTCAACAGTATCCGGGCCGGTAGTGGATTTGTTGCCAGCACATCGCACTCAGTCGACGATGTACGAATACGACGGTCAAGGGCGGTTGCTGGGGTACTACTACCACGAAGTCGGGATGACGTACGACTGCGTGCACTCGCAAACGCAGTTGGTGGAAATTGTAGTCGGGCAGGTGGCCGAATCTCTAGACGCAGTGTTTGGGGAAACCTTGGTCAACACCGATCCGCGTTACAACTACCGAGCGTACATCAGCACTCGGTTAGGCGATACCTTGGTGTGGGATTGGGTTGACGTTAGCAATTCGGAACTGATCAGTCTGGGGAACAACCAGATCGGATTCGACATCAACGACAGCATCGATTACCCAGCGGTTGTCAGCGATAAGAAATTCCTAGGGTATCAGATCACGGTGCCCATCGCCAACGGTGTTCTCAAGTTCAGTGTCAACAACTTTGAGACGCACCTGGGTGACACGCAGAGACGACTGTCTACGATTCCCCCACGCCGGATAGACGTGTGGGTCAATACGCACCCATTGATCGAAGGGTTGGACTATTACGTCAATTGGCCGGAAGTCGTGGTGGTCAACAAGCAGTACTTAACCGCCGATGAAGATCAGATCATCGACATTCGCTGCCAGGGATTCTGTCGACCAGAGATGACCCCCGATGCCCCTAGGGAATTTGGGTTTGTCGAACATGGGTACCTCAGTGCAAACCGTCGATACAACATCCGTGACGATAAGGTTCTGTCCATCATCGTGGGTGGGAAACTGCTCAGTCGGGATGGCTTGGCGTTTGCTGAAACCAGCAGTGGTGTAATGGTAGACAACGTGGCCAATGGGACACCATATTCGCTTCGGGAAACGATCGTCCCCATGCGAGGGGAAACTTATCTCGACACGTACATGTTCCGAGCCCAGTCGCAAGCTGTAGACTTGGCAATCGAAGACTATCTGTCTTTGAAATACCCAGAGCCGGTGGTACCAGGACCCAGTCCCATCACGGATTTGTACATGGTGTACAGTCCGTTCATGAGTCGAATCATCAACGACCTGCAAGAAGGGTACATCGACGAAGAGCCATTGACCAAACAGTACTCGAACGGCGACGTTTATGCGTGGGCCAACGAATACGAACATTTGCTGGACTACGACCCGCTCAAGAAGAACGTGGACGAACGGTACGTAAAGGTGCATCCGCATCGGTACCTGAACACGGTGGCCCTGAGCATTTATCAATACAACTTCATCCAACGAATCAACCAACTCTACTTCAACAGTAGGTTGCCGTTGAGTCAGTTCATCGAAGTTACACTCCCTCAAACTCAGGAGTAAGACATGGCAACATCTACTATTGTGCCGATCTCGGACCCGAATCGTGGGTTCCAGACGTGGCACATCAGCGAACTCTTTACCGGTGACGACGACGGTGGGCGATACGTTCCGAATAAAGACGACATGGTGATCTCGTACCTTGTGGGACTGCAGATTTATCGTGTAAAAGCGGTGGACTACACGACTGGGTTGAGTGAGTTGGACGCCATCGACTTACTAAACATCGTCGGCGCCGACGACGTTGACGGTAACCTTCTGGGTGCCGGGCCTGGAAAGATCAGTGAGTCCTATCGGGCGTATCTGGACACGTCGGTCATTCCTCACACTTTGGCGTTTGATGCACGATTGAAGTTATACGGAACAACGGCTAAGTACGTTAAGGTGATCCGGGGGACGTTACTCGAAACTGGGGACGTCGTTTCCAGGCAGTACGATCAACAAGGTCAGTTGTTGGGTAACTCAATACCGATGGAGTTGGTGTTGACCGATTCTGGGACTAACTTGGCCATCAAGACGCCGAAGGTTGGACACTGTTCGATGTCTTTACCCGATGGGGAAGTGGTCACGGCAATTGTTTACGACGACCTTGGGTCGGAAGTCTCCACCAACGTGTTGTTGATTAAGAACACAGGGTTCATTCGCAACCTGAACGCGGCGGTGAAATACGTCACTAGCATCGAACTTGAGTCTCCGTTCCTTTCTGGTGCTGACAACCGATTGTTAGAATGTCCTATCAACATCCCTGTGGATGCAATCACCCGGCGGGGCATTGTACGTTATTCAGACGGCTCGAAGAAAACACTACCCATCGATGGCACCAAGTTTGCGTTGTTTGGGTTGCAGCGATTCATCTCGACGATATTGGGTCAAGAACAACCATTGTCTCTGATCTACTACCTATCGCCCGATGAAGTGTCGTACGGCGCCGTCTCGGGCGACACGCTACACATCACCGAGAAGTACCTAGCCACAACCGTGAACGTCGATGGCGCGTACAGTGTTAAATTGTTCAGTTACCCAGTGTGGATCGACGCCGTCAACGGCTATCGTTTGGAACACTTCCTGTACAACCTGGAACGAGACGAAGTCTTTAATGTCACTTCGCTGATTCAAGTAGCGGCGAATTCGCCGGCGTTTGATCCGTTGGCGTACGGCATGGCGCAAGACATCACGTTTGCGTTGGATCTGGCCAAGGTCGCTACTCGGTTCAAGAACTACCGTCATCTGCAAACCACGCGGGTCACCCTCTTACGACCAGGGTTGGATTCAGGCACCAACTGGACCATTACCTATGATAAGACCAAGCCGGCGTACGGAGTCAGTACCGACAATGTGGGACTGAAGGCCAGAGTTGAATTCATCAATTCCAACCTTTGGAAACTGACGCTTGACAACGGGTTTGGAAGCATGGAAGAGTGGCTTCGAGAAGTCTATGAGAAGACCTTGCCGCTGTTTGATGCTACTGCTGAGGCTACGGCTCCGGTACCAAACTACTTCAAGTTAATTGCAGGATCGTACGTACTCGAGGCTCCCGTCAGCATGTGGAATCGGGAGTTTACTGTCAACAACCTACTGGACTCTGGCGACAACGTTTATCTGCAATTCTTCAGACGGACGTCCACCACCGACCTCCAGTTGAGTACTGCGGCGTTGATTATGCGACAGGACAACTAAGTCCTTGCATCTGGGGGGAGTACGATCTCCCCCCAACTCATCCGACGTCGCCTAACAGGACATGTGCATTATGATTGTCTTTAAAAGTGACTGGCGAAGGTTCACATCGGCGATCGTCGACACCAAATCTCCAAACAAGACGTTTTTACGCCTGGCGGCGGTGTATAAAGCCATGGGGGTAGATCACTACTACTTCCATTTAGCCTTACTTCAACCGGCCTTGCAGGGAGTGGACCCTCACGACGAGAACAACCTCACCCTCGAACAAAAGGCCATGATTCTGTACGAGTGCGATAACAACCCTTGGTATTACCTACGGGAAATCGTACTTGATAAAGGCGCGGGACTGACGGTCGACGATTGTCGGTTTCGAGCCAACCGTTCAAACATTGCGGCCATGTGGTTGTTGTTGGCGTGTGTCGATTACATACAGGTGCAACCTCGTCAGACCGGCAAATCCTTCGGTACCGATAATAACGCTTTGTGGTTGATGTACTTCTGCTATCGCAACACGGCGTTGAATCTGATCACCAAGGATGAGTCTCTGCGCAAATCGAACATTTCCAGACTGAAGAAACTTCGGGACATGTGGCCAGACTACATCAACCGGAACACGTCAAAGGACGACAACAACCAGATTTCATTGAGTTGTAACTCGCTGGAAAACAAGTACTACACCCACGTGTCGCAAAGTTCCGAGAAAGCGGCGAACAATCTGGGTCGAGGGATGACCAGTCCGTTCATTCATGTGGATGAGGGCCCCTTCATTAACCACATTGAAACCACTGTGTCGGCGGCCATGGGTTCGACCAACACGGCGAGGGACATCGCCAAGCGTAAAGGCAAGCCCTATTGCACGGTGTTCACCACCACCGCAGGCAACCAAGAGGATCGCGACGGCCGCTACGTGTTCAACATGATGGCAGGCTCGGCGATTTGGTCGGAACGGTTCCTGGACTGTAAGGATCGGGAAGAACTGGTCAATTACATTAAGACCAATTCTAATGGCCGGGCCACTATGGTGAATCTGACCATGTCACATCGACAGTTGGGTCTGTCCGACGAGTGGTTGTACGAGGCCCTGGCCAACGCGCGTTCAGAGAGCGACAACATCGATCGAGATTACTTTAATCGATGGACCAACTCCTCCAGCGGGTCGTTGATCCCAGATCACTTGGCTAAGGCCATGCGGGGGTCTGAGAAAGAGCCGGTGGACAATTGGATCTCTTCGGAGAACTACATCTTCCGCTGGCATCAGCATCTTGACCCAGACGCGCAATACGTACTCTTGGTAGATACCTCAGACGCCATCGGACGAGACGACATCGGCATCGTGCTGTTGGACACGCGCAGTGGCGCGACCGCAGGGGCAGCGGCCTTTAACGAGACCAACCTGATTCGATTCGCGCAGTGGCTGAAAGAGTTCATGGTCACCTACCGCAATACGACTCTGGTGATCGAACGTCGATACAACGCGCAGACGATCATTGACTACTTGCTCTTGAAGTTGCCGGAGATTGGAATCGATCCCTTTAAACGCATCTTTAACCAGCTGGTGCAGAAACGAGAAGAGCGTCAGAAAGAATACGACAAGGTCATGGGTCCTGGACTGAATCGACCCAGACAGTTGTATGAGATCCATCGTCGTGACTTTGGCTTCCTCACAGACGCTGACAGTCGGAAGTTGTTGTACTCCAACGTGTTGATGAACGCAGCTAAAGATGCAGGCGATAGGGTCCACGACAAACAGTTGATTCAGCAAGTCTTGTCTCTGGTTATCAAGAACGGGCGTATCGATCACAGCGCCTCGGGACATGACGACATGGTCATTGCTTGGTTGATTGGTCATTGGTTCTTGAACTATGGCATCAACTTGCAGCAGTACGGCATCAATCCCACTCGGGTCATGACCGATCGTAGTAAAAGCGGTAGAGAAATCACTCCGCAAGAGGCGTTGGAGAAAGAAGAGCAACAAGGACTTCTGAACAGCATTGAGTTGATTCACGATCGACTTAAATCTTCGAGCAGTCAGATGGAGATAATGCGTTTAGAAAGTGAGTTGACCAGCATGATGAGTCGTCTCAAGCAAGACGATTCTGAAGGCATGACTTTAGACGCACTGATCCAAGAGGCTCGAGACAGTCGGAGTCGTAGATTCAATGGCAACGATGGTGGCGGAAGTCAAACTAAGTTGTTGCTGGCCAGGTTCGGAGGGAGGTAGTGCATTTTAAGATACAGAGTTTGAGGATACGTAATCGATGGAACTTATGGTTGTGTGCGTTGTTGGAGCACATCGCGGTAGAGACTTGCGTCACAGTCTGGACCGATCATTACGTGGCCCCGGTAGCGGTGTGGGAACCCCCTGGACTGTTGTACGTTGAAGTGGTATCG